TGGCGCTGTAGGTAACGTAACTGCAACTCATGCGAACGGTAAGATTACCACAGTTAAGTTTGAGCAAATGCCTGGACATATTATTGGTGGATCAGGATACTCTCAAGAAATTTTACCGACAGCAAACGTTCTCTCTACTACAGGAAATGGTGCCAATATCGTTGTTACTGCGGTTCTTGGTGACGGCGAATCATTAAGAGCAACCACAGATACGATTGGTACAATTCTTAAGCTGACACTGTTGAATGGTGGATCAGGTTATGAAACTCCTCCAACAATCAATCTAAAAGCACTTGGTGATGGCACAGCACAGGCAAGCTCAAACATTCTCACAGGCGTTTACTTCTATGCTGGTCGTTACATAAATGATGATGGACATCTTTCAAGCTTTAACTTCTTGCAAGATAGAGACTATTATCAAAACTATTCTTATGTTGTAAGACTTGATGCATCACTAAGAGAATATCGTAAGGCTCTTCTTGATCTTCTACATCCAGCAGGCATGAAGTTGCTTGGCGAATATCTATTTGAAGATACGGATGTTGCTGGAGATACCATTGTCAGTAATCATCCTGCAACTTATAACACAAGCTACTCATATGCATATGGAAATTATGTGTCTACTGTGGCATCAACAAATGTTCGCATAAACATATCATCACACGGATTGAGCAAGAACGATGCTGTTTACATCGAATTTACCTCTGGCAACATTTACAGCAATGCTATAAACACTGGTTACTACACAGTAAATGGTGCCAATGCAGGAACGTTCTTCATTACCTACGAGAATAATATAAACGCTAATGGTAATGCTCTCATCTATTATGCGACATAAATAATCAACAAAACATTTGGAATTAAATATGGTATCGGTAATCTCTAAAAATATCTCAGTTTTTTCCGCAAAGCAATTTGTTGAATCTGTTTCTGAAGAAGCAAACACCAAGTTGTATTTGACTTATGGAAGACCACTAGCATGGTCAAACGATGCTTCTCCTACTCAAGCAAACTCATCAGTGACCAGCTTCTATGAAGTATGGAATAACATGATAGGCGGCAAGAGAATTACTGGTAATGACGTTAGACTTGTTGCCCCTAGATATGACTGGTCAGCAAACACTGTTTATCCTGCTTATGATCATTGCACATGTTCTCTTCTACTTTTTGCAGCAAATGTCAAGTTCTATGTTCTAACTTCGGATTGGAATGTTTACAAGTGTATCGCAAATAACTACGGGGCACCATCCACAACAAAGCCAACATCTGTTCAAGTGAATGATACTTTCCAGACAGAAGATGGATACATTTGGAAATACATGTATACTGTGTCAGCATCAGATAGATTGCGCTTTACCACAGCAGATTATATTCCTGTTAGAAAACTTACTCTAGATGATAACACTCTTCAATGGGACGTTCAACAGGGTGCAGTTCATGGCGCACTAAATTACATAAAAGTTACTAACGGCGGATCGAACTATTCTAACGCCAATGCAATTTCTATCGCAATTACGGGCGATGGTACATCGACAGCAAATGCTTATGCGACAATAAACGTGTCAACAAATACGATTTCGGCCATCGTTGTAGATGATGTCGGTCGTGATTACACTTATGCTACAGCTACAGTCACGGCAGGCGTAGGTTCGGGCGCAGTGCTTAGACCAATTATCAGTCCGCCAGGAGGACATGGGTCAAATCCAGAAACGGAACTTGGCGCATCAAATGTTATGATCAACGTTAGAATTAAGGGAAGTGAAGGAGATAAGCTTCCAACGACAAACGATTTCAGACAAATTGCTCTTATTCAAGATCCATATTTATTGTCAACAAACACGGTAACATCGAATACTGTTTTCTCTCAGACAGTAAAGATGAACGTTAACGGTTCTTCTACAAACTTTGTTGAAGATGAAATTGTTTTCCAGGGCGCATCACTTGAAACTGCCACATTTAGAGCGACAGTTGTTAAGTGGGATGCACCAAACTTATTGCTAGAGTTGACAAATGTTGCTGGAAATCCAACGACAGATTTGTTGAAAGGTGTCTCAAGTAGAGCATCGTGGTATGTAAACACGATTAGGTTTGAAGACTTTGAGCCTAATTCTGGACAACTCTTATATATAGATAATATAAAACCAATTATTAGATCGGCCGACCAGACGGAAGATTTTAAGATCGTGCTAAAGTTTTAGAGGTAAATTAAAAAGATGGCAAAAGCAAATATAGCAAACACTCAGGTTGTTCCAGTAGAATCTACTGTGTTTCCTTACTATGACGATTTTAGTGAGGACAAGAATTTTCATAGAATACTGTTCAGACCTGGATATGCTGTTCAAGCAAGAGAACTAACACAGCTTCAAACAATTCTTCAAAATCAGATTGAAAGATTTGGTTCTCACATTTTTGCTGAAGGATCACTAGTTCTTGGTGGACAAATCTCTACAGATTTCTCTACAAACATGATCACTCTAAACTCTCAGTTTGCAAATACTGATATTAACTTAGTTGATTTTTCTGGACAAGTAATCAACGAAGTTACAGGAGATAAAAAAGCTCGCGCTAAGGTTATTGCCATCGACTCTAGCGTAGCTACTGCTCCTGTTCTTGCCATCAAGTATCTTTCTGGTTCCGAATTTGCAAACAACGATACTATTCAGGTAAATAACACAACAACAAATGCCTCAATTTCTCTCGTAACAAATTCTATCAAGGGATCAACGGTTCAGGTAAGAGAGGGCATCTTCTTTATCTCTGGTTACTTTGTAAAAGCACCAACACAGACTATCATTCTAGAAAAGAATAGCGCAACGCCTTCATATAGAGTTGGACTAGAACTTCAAGATGATATCATTACTGAAGATAGTGATGCTTCACTGTTAGATCCAGCGCAAGAATCATATAACTATCAGGCACCTGGTGCAACAAGATATCAAGTAAATCTTGTACTGTCAAAGCGTCCTTTAAATGATGATTCTGATACAAGCAAGTTTATTGAACTTCTTCGTGTAAGAAATGGTGTAATTCAAAAAGTTATAAAGTATCCAACATACTCTGAAATTGAAAAAACTTTAGCTCGCAGAACATACGACGAATCTGGAGACTATACAATTGATCCATTCCTCATTGAATTGAAGGCAAACACTCAAAACACAAGTCTAGTTCGTGCTATTCTTGATCCAGGTAAAGCCTATGTTAAGGGATATGAATTTGAAACAATTGCTCCAACAGACATCATTGTTGAAAAAGCAAGAACAACTGCTCCAGTAGAAAACTACAATCTTTCTATGCCAGGTGGTAACTATATCATCGTAGAAAAAATCCGCGCAAAGGGTAACTCGTTCTTCAATACATCTATTCTTGAAAAGGCGGATATTCATTGCGTTAAGCACGCCAATGTAGCAACATCTTCTACCAATGCTTATAATTCAACAAAGATTGGTACGACATATATCAAGAATATGACATATGATAGTTCTACATTCAATCAAAACTCAGACGCTTATCGCTACAAAGCGTATCTGTTTGATACCAACTTTGTTTCTTTGACAAGTGACAATGCGTTTTCTAATGCAAACAGTGTGATCTTCAGGGCTAACGCATATATTATTGGCAGTGGTGCTTCTACAAGAACCTATGTTCTAAATGATCTTGCCAACTTTACTGGCGAATTTAGACTTCTATATAACGTGTATCTTGCACCAAATGAAATTCGTCTTTATCAGGGCAATGACTCGAGTCAGACCGATCTCATTGGTTCAGCCAACGCTGTAAACAACTATTTTACTGGCGTATTTGCTCCTACAGAGGGCGAAATTCTAGAACACGAAAGACTTGGCGGCAGTCGCTTCGTTGGTGTTCTTGGTAGAGGACCAGCTTTAGGTATTGATGATCAGGGTCGTTTTGGCATCATTCGTGCTGGACACGGAACATCAAAGAACTATTATAAAGTAGAAGTTCTTGGCGGTTCGCCATTCGAATTTTCATATTCTGTTCGTCAGAACAACGCAACACAATTAATACAGTTGGCAAACTTGGCAAATGCTACAGCGGCCGCCAGAGTATCATCTGTAAACGGTGCTTATGAAGATGTTGTACTTCGCATCTATGAAGGTAATGCTAGAGGTTATAAGGGAACAATTACAGCTTACAACGGTACAACTCGTACCGCTACTGTAACACCTGCATTTACTGGTTTACTTCCAAATACATCATCGAAGTTCTCTCTCACTTTTGATGAGACTGATATTGAATCGATTGTTACTGGAACAACAAACAAAGATGCTGTTGCTGATATCTCCATATCATCTAAGGTTGGCGGAATAGAAGACGGCGATTCATTTATTGAAGATAAATCATTCTCGCCTTTAATTTTCCAATTGCCAAATGCTCCTGTTGCAGCAAACTCAATTGCAGAACAAGAATTTTCTTATAACAAGCTGTTCTCTTCAGTGGAGTTTAACAGTAGCGGTATCGCTCAAATTTCAGCCGATACTGGCGAAGCATTTGTTGGTGATGGACTTCTTAGCGATTCTGAAATTCTAGAAAACTATACAGTTATCATCACAAATAACAGAGGATCTACAAACGTTGCAAACGGTCAGTTGTTAGCATTTACAAGAAGTGGATATTCTATCACTGTTGATGCTGGAACTGGTATTGCTAACTTGACAACAGGAATTGCATCTGCTGATATTCCTGATGGATTTACAGCTAAAGTTATTACTAGACAGAATATCAACACAGGCAATAAGAGACTTCAAAAGACAAAAACTAGAATTGCAGGTAATAATGTTCAACTGCTTTCTTTCACTGCCGCTGACGGCAGATTTGGTGCAAGCAACACATCGGTATATCTAAATGCTGGTCAGGTCTTTATCACTAATCCAAATAAAGTGAATGGTCAGGGTGACAATCTTTATATTTCAGACGTTGCTAATCTTGTTAGGGTTTATGAATCAGCAACTAACGCGATTGCAGCAAATACCAGATTCTCTGGTGGCGGCCTAAGCGATGTAACAAACAAATACACTCTAGATAATGGACAAAATGACAGCTTCTATGATCATGCCAAAATCATTTTAAGACCTGGAGTAGCTCCTCCAAAGGGAGCTATTGTTGCAGTTGTAAACTATTTCAGACATGATTTAACACCTGGTGATGGATATTTCAGTGTTGATTCTTACAACAGCATCGATTACGGTCAAATTCCAGAATTTACAGACAAGAAGACTGGTGAAATTTATAGACTTAGAGATTGCATCGACTTCCGTCCTGCGAGAACAAATGCAACTAACACAGAATCAACTTTCAGTCTAACAGGAAATAAAGTTCCTATTCCAGATTCATCTTTTGATCTTGACTATGCTTATTATTTGCCGCGCATTGACAAATTGGTATTGACGAGAGAACGCGATTTTGAAGTGATCAAAGGCAAGCCAAGAAGAAATCCTCAAGAGCCAAAAGAGGGCGAAGATGATATGCTTCTTTATACCTTGACAATTCCTCCTTATACTTTTTCTCCTAAGGACATTGAAATTAAGTTCCATGAGAACAGAAGATATACAATGCGCGATATCGGTCAAATTGATCGTCGTGTTAAGAATCTTGAGTATTATGCTACGCTTTCGTTGCTAGAGAAGCAAGCAACTGATAAGCCTGTTTTTGACAATAGAGGATTAGAAAGAACGAAATATGGTATCGTTGTAGATTCTTTCGGCGGTCATGCTGTCGGTGACGTAAGAAATCCAGACTACAGAATAGCTATTGATAAGAATGCTGGTGAAATGAGACCTAGCCACCATACTCGAAACATAGATTTAGACTATGAAAGAAGTGGCGCATATGCAGATGTTGATAGAAAAAACAATGTCTTCATTCTAAAGCACACTGAAGAAGAGTATATAACTCAGCCATATGCGACAAAGAATATCTCTGTAACTGACTTCTTAATTGCCAAGTTTGATGGTAATTTGAAGCTAGTTCCAGAAAGCGATATCTGGCATGAAGATGAAATTCTTCCAGACGTTATCGTAAACATCGGTGGCGAAAACGATGCATGGAAAACAATCAGCAGAGCTTTGTCTCTAATTGAAGACGAAGATAATCCTTTTGGTAAAGAGTGGAATGATTGGGAAACAATCTCTACTGGTAAACCAAGACTATTGAACTCTGTGTCTGATACTGACGTTTCAAAATCAAATTGGGTACAAACTCCAAATCCAAATGATAATAAAAACAGACAACAGCGAACTGTCACAACTACAACAACCGTTTCAAACACATATAGCGTGAAAGTTGAACAAAGCAGAACAGGAACGCAGACATCACTTACAACTGAAGTTGTTAATAAATCTTTGGGCGCTAAAGTTGTAGACTCAAGCATTATTCCTTACATTCGCTCTAGACCCATCAATTATCTGTCCGAAGGACTAAGACCTGAGAGAAGATATTTTCATTGGTTTGACAATACAAACATTGATGAATACATCGCTCGTCCGAATGAAATTGTAATCAACAAGCTAAACAGTATCAGATTCCGCGGACTTGAAAGCGGAGAAGGCGAACAGCTTGTTTCAGGACAAAATTCTGCTCCGTTAATTTTGGTTAATGGTAGAACATTATATGTAGGACCTGAAAATGGCGATGATTTCCAAAACTTTGATGTGACATCTGATACATACTTTGTTTCTAAAGGTAGAACTGCGAACAATAACGCGGCTACCTTAACACAAAGGTCGGAATCATACACATTCACAAAGAACGGCACAGTATTCATATTCTACAATACATATGCCGCTCTAAATTCTGTTGAAATTTACAGATCAAACGGTACTGTTAATATATCTAACACTGCTCCTATCTTTGTGGCCAATTCAACATATACCGATGGTCGTAAGCCAAATAAAGCAGAACTTAGAGCGTATCTATCTATTCCTTATTCTGGCGCCAACGTTGCTCCTTCACGCTTTATTGGTCCGTTCGGTCAACCAAGCGAATTGGGAGAAAACGATCAAAACAGATTTGGTATTTTTGAACTTGATTTTGACAAGTCTGAGGGCAACACAATTCACGTTGTTGTAGGAAATAATCAAGTTTCTGGTAGAGGAAGTCCCTATCAGTATGCAATCTCATTGAACAGAAAAGAAAGTGAGTTGTTAACTGTCGGACAAACAATTATAGGTTCTATCACAGGTGCAACAGCTAATATTGCAAGTATCAATCACTACACTGGAAGCGCAAGACCTATCTCTGGAACAACAGCCACAAATAGAATTGCTCTTGCTAGAACAGCAAGTTCGGTAAATAATTACTATGTTGGCAACACAGTGTTTATTGTATCAGGACAAGGCGCAGGACAAAGTGCGTTAATCACAAGTTACAATGGCACAACAAAGATAGCCACAGTTAACGTTGCTTGGACATCTGTTCCAATCTCTAACTCAATTTACTCAATAGGTCACAACCAATCAAATGAAGATGGTGATCTTCCAGGAACGTTCTTCATTCCTGCAACAGAAGATTTGAAGTTTAGAACTGGTGAACGTCTAATGAAGGTTACCGATTCTGTACAGAATGATGATGATGATGCAACATCTAAAGCTTCAACTCTTTATCATGCTATGGGTCTATTGAACACTAAGCAGGGTGATGTATTAAGCACAAGAGTTCCTGTAATTGATACAAAAACTATCACTAAAAATAGAACAGTAACCGACAGATTTAATACAACTGAAGTAACTACAGCAGAACAAAATGAATTTAGAATTTATAAAGATCCTATTGCACAAACATTTATGGTATCTAGTGCTGAATATCCGCAAGGTCTCTTCTTAACATCTGTTGATCTTTACTTTGCAAGAAAAGATGATAGATTGCCTGTTTATGTTGAATTAAGACCTACTGTAAATGGTTATCCTTCTTCTAGTATAATTCATCCTCACAGCACTGTTACGCTTAAGCCAGCTAGTGTAAATGTTTCAACTGTGCCAAGCGTAACACAAGCTAACACAGCAACAACATTTACATTCAAGTCTCCAGTTTATCTGCCACCAGGCGAACATGCCTTTGTTGTCGGATCTGACTCGGCCGAATATGAAGTGTTTGTGTGTGAAGTTGGTCAAACACAAATTGGAACTGGTGCTAGAATTTCTAAGCAGCCATATTTAGGATCATCATTTAGATCGCAAAACTCTACAACTTGGACACCTTTCCAATTTGAAGATATTATGTTCAAACTGAACAAGGCAAGATTTACGCTGGGAACAGGAACTGTTCTTCTGACAAATGCCAAAATAAATACCAAAAAGAATTATGATGGTGTTTATTTGACAACAGAAGAATTGAAGTTTGCGGGAACAAGTATCTCTTATGAGCTAAAGACTAACGTCGATAACTATTTCGATATCATTCCAGACAGAACAACAATGTTCCAGCCATCTGGCGGCTCTTATACTCAGAGAGAAGTTGGTCCTGGACAAGGAACTATGAACGTTCGCGTCAGAATGACAACAACAAATCCTGATTTGACGCCAGTTCTTGATCTTGACCGTGTTTCAGTAAAAGCCATTGAAAACATTGTAACTAATGGTGGAATAACAGACGGTCTAATCAAAGTAAAAGAAGGTGGTACTGGTTATAATGCAGCATCAATTTCTATTACTGGAGGCGGTGGTGTAGGAGCCAATGCCTATGCACGAATTACAGATGATGGAGAAATTGAAGCCATTGTCGTAACTGCTCCAGGATCAGGTTACTTTGGAACGCCAACAATTACAATAACAGGCGATGGCTCTGGAGCAGTTGCTTCATTTAACTCTGAAGAAAGCGGTTCTGGCGGTAATATGAAAGCCCGCTATATTACCCGTAAGGTTACACTCGCTGACGGATTTGATGCTGGTGACTTGAAGGTTTATCTTGATGCTTACAAGCCTACTGGTACAGACTTATCTGTTTACTACAAGGTATTGAACAGCACAGACAATACAGAGTTTGAGCAAAGACCATATATACAAATGACACAAGTAGGCAAAGATGTTCGTTCTAGAGATGAATCTGAGTTCATTGAATACGAATTTGTTCCAAATGTAAGTGAGGGCAAGATCAAGTATAATCCAAATGATGATCAGAATCAGTTCAAGACTTTCAAATACTTTGCTATCAAGATAGTATTGACAGCACGATTCTCAAGTATTGTTCCTAAAGTTAAGAACTTGAGAATTATGGCATTACCAGAAAGCGATTGATATGAGTGAAAAAGTTCAAATTGAAGGCAAATCAAATCTTGTCCGAGACATCAATTCAAAGGCCTTACTCAATACGGATTTAAGGTCTTTGAATGAATATCAGTTGAAGAAAAAGATGATGATTAGTATGGAACAAAATGAAAGTGAGATAAATAACATAAAAGAACGTTTAAGTAAAATAGATTCGCTAGAATCTGATTTGAAAGACATTAAAGATTTGCTTCAAAGGATAATCAATAAATGACCGCTATTGCCAATGTAAGTTTAACAAACACATTTGATGAATGGAGAACTATTACCAATCAGTTGGTCTTTTTGGCCAATGAAGTTGAAGCAAATGGAAATCTTGTAAGAGTTCAATCTAACACTTCTGCTATCAGAGTTACCGCCAACATTGGTCGAGGCGATATCATTTATATAAGTGCGAATGTAAGTTATAACATTGCAGATCAATCTAGAGCAAATCTAGCATCTGCTAATGTTGTTAATGCAGTTCACAATGTTCTTACAGTTGCTTTTGCTCAAGCAAACACATCATATAACCATGCCAACGCTGCATTCTTTCAAGCTAATCAGGCTTTCTTAGAAGCAAACACTGCCGAAACATGGGCTGTAGCTGCTTTTAATCGCGGTAACAACGTATTTATACACGCAAACTCTTCATATAATCAAGCTAATCAAGCATTCTTTCAAGCTAATCAGGCTTTCTTAGAAGCAAACACTGCCGAAACATGGGCTGTAGCTGCTTTTAATCGTGGTAATACCGTATTCACACACGCCAATTCTTCTTATAATCAAGCTAATCAGGCATTTTCACAAGCTAATGCGGCAAATGTTCTAGCATTTAACTCAGCGGCAGGAGCCAATGCTTGGGTAAATACGGTTTATGGTTTTACTAATACTTATACTAGAGCAGTAGGAACAGCAGGCAATACTTATGCAGAAACAACTGCCGCTGGTGCTAATGCCTATACTAGAGTAGTTGGTACAGCAGGCAACACTTATGCTGAAGCGACTGCCGCTGGTGCTAATGCCTATACTAGAGTAGTTGGTACAGCAGGCAACACTTATGCCATGACAATTGGAACGTCCTCTAATGCTTGGACAAATACTGTATTTGGATTATCAAATGCATATACACAAGCAGTAGGAACAGCAGGCAATACTTATGCAGAAACAACTGCTGCTGGAGCAAATGCCTATACTAGAGTAGTTGGTACAGCAGGCAATAACTATACTATAACTGTTAGTGCGGCATCTAATGCTTGGACAAATACTGTATTTGGATTATCAAATGCATATACACAAGCAGTGGGCGCAGCAGGCAATACTTATGCTAGAGTGGTTGGTACAGCAGGCAACACTTATGCACAAGTTATTGGTTTAGCATCAAATGTAATGTTAGGAGATGCCTTTTTCCAGGCAAATCAAGCTTTTGCGGTGGCAAATAATGCGGCTGGAAATACTACAATCTTGATTGGCAGTGCCTTTGGTCAAGCCAATCAAGCATTTAATACTGCCAATACAGCGGCAGCAAATGCTTTAGGTGCCTTCTTAAGATCAAATATAACATTTACTCATGCTAATGCTGCCTTCTTCCAGGCAAATCAAGCCTTTGCTGTGGCTAATGCTGCACCAGCTAATGCTGCCTTCTTCCAGGCAAATCAAGCTTTCAATACTGCAAATACATCAGCAGCAAATGCTCTAGGCGCTTTCTCTAGATCAAATATAACATTTACTCATGCTAATGCTGCCTTCTTCCAGGCAAATCAAGCTTTTGTTGTGGCCAATACCGCAAATATCAGAGCAGAAGATGCCCACTCACGAATTGACACATTAGTTTTGACAAGCAATAGTAACACCGCAATTGTTACTGATATTGCTTTGAGTGCATTTAATAAGGCAAATTTAGCAAACATAACTGCTGAAAATTCTTTTTTCCAAGCTAATCAAGCATTTTTCCAAGCTAATCAAGCGTTTGCGAAAGCCAATTCAACAACATATACATCAAATGTGGTAATTTCAGTAACAGATAATACAAATGCTGCGCTTAGAATTACACAAACAGGTACCGGTGATGTAATTAGAGTTGAAGACTCTGCTACCGATGCTACTCCTTTTGTAATAAATTCTTCTGGTTATGTTGGCATAGGTGCATCAAGTCCTTCAGTGGCGTTAGATGTTGAAGGAACAACAGTAGAATCATTTGTTGGTACTGGTAGTGTTTCTGGAAACGTTTTATCTGTAACAATAGTGACATCGGGAACGCTCTCTGTTGGAGACTATATCACATTTGATAATTTTGGTCTGAAATTTGGTGCTTATATTAGAACATTCAGCACGGGTTCGGGTGGAACAGGAAATTATTTCTTAAGTGAATCTGGATCAGTATCGTCTAGTACCTTTAGATCGGCAGATTTGAGAGATAGAACGATAAGTATTACTAAGAATGATTCCGTTATTCAGCCTGGCGAACCCATTGGTCTAATTCAGTTCAAATCGACAGATGCTTCAATCGACACGAAAGATGAAACAAGAGCGTTCTTAGGCGCTCAAGCGATATCACTCGATGGATCAGTTGATCTTATTTTAGGAACAGCAGTAGGAACAAACTCTGCATCCGAAAGACTTAGAATTACGAAAGATGGCGCTCTGTCATTTAACGGAGCAGCAGTGGGTGCGGCTGGCACAATTTTGAGATCGCAAGGCGCATCTTTGCCTATGATCTACGAAGCCGATAAGGCATACGATCAAGCTAACGCTGCCAATGTTCTAGCATTCAACTCTGCTGCTGGTGCTAATGCATGGGCTAATGTGATTGGTGTAAATGCAAATGCTTATGCAAACGTTGTCGGTCAAAGATCAAACAACTTTGCACTTTCTCTTGGTACACAATTTAATAGCATTAACACTTATGTTACATTAACAGGAACTGCTGTTAATGCTATTACTGGCTCAGCTTTTTTCCAGGCAAATCAAGCATTTGCTCAAGCTAACGCTGCCAATGTTCTAGCATTCAACTCTGCTGCTGGTGCTAATGCATGGGCTAATACAATTGGTGTTAGATCAAACAACTTTGCACTTTCTCTTGGTACACAATTTAATAGTCTTAATACATATGTTTCATCAACAGGAACTGCTGTCAATGCTATAAGTGGTGCAGCTTTCTTCCAGGCTAATCAAGCCTTCTTTACTGCAAATAATGCTTTACCTAAAACTGGCGGCACGATTAGTGGTGATTTGATCATTAGTGGCAACATTACTATTTCAGGCAACACGACATACACAAATACCCAGACTCTTCTGATTGGTGACAATATTTTTGTGTTGAATGCCGATCTGCCTTCAACTTCTGCGCCTTCAGAAAATGCTGGTATGACTGTCAATAGAGGTAATGCTGCTAATGCTGAAATTGTTTGGAATGAAACTGACGATAGTTGGACATTCAATAGCGGCACAGGAACATATCTAAACTTAGCATCAAACACAGATGTTTATACAATTGGTCTTGCATCAAATGCTTACGCAAATGTTATCGGCCAAAGATCAAACAACTTTGCACTTTCTCTTGGTACACAATTTAATAGTCTTAATACATATGTTTCATCAACAGGAACTGCTGTCAATGCTATAAGTGGTGCAGCTTTCTTCCAGGCTAATCAAGCCTTCTTTGTTGCTAATACTTCTGGCGATGAAGCTGCTGGTGCATTCTTAAGAGCTAATGGCGCATTTAATCAAGCTAATCAGGCATTTGCGAAAGCCAACTCAACATCATTTACATCTAACGTAGTCATTTCTGTTGCAGATAGCACCAATGCAGCACTAAGAATTACACAGACTGGTACAGGCATTGCTCTGCTTGTTGAAGACAGCACGAATCCCGATAGTACCCCAACAGTCATCACGGACGCAGGACGGATCGTCACTGGCAGTGATACAGCTTACAGTGTGGATAACACATATGGCGGCCAAATTACCCCGCGTATCCAGACCCACGGCACCACGACTGAGAGTGCGGCACTCGCTGCAACATTGTGGACGACCTCGGGCGCTGGTAGTCAGGCAGTTCTTTCCAAATCTCGCAGTGGAACAATCGGCACCAACACAATTGTGCAAAACAACGATGATCTTGGTGCCATTGTATTTGATGGCGATGATGGTTCCTTGTTCACTGTTGCTGCATCCATAGTTGGATCTGTTGATGGGACACCTGGAGCAAATAATATGCCAGGTAGACTCGTTTTCAGCACAACCGCTAACGGCGCATCAGTCCCAACAGAACGTATGCGTATTACTGCTAATGGTAATATTGGCATTGGCACAACATCTCCATCAGCAAATCTTCATGTTGTTGGCAATGCAATAATTTCTACTGCTCTATCAGTAGGCACAATAAATGTTGCTCCAGCAATTGGTGCAGCATTTGATAAAGCAAACGCAGCTAACGTCTTAGCATTTACATCTGGTAATGAAGCTCAAGGTGCATTCTTGAGATCAAACGTTGCATGGCTTCATGCCAATGCGGCTTTTTTCCAGGCAAATCAAGCCTTCGCTGACGCTAATACTGCCGAAGCGTGGGCAGCAGGCGCTTTCTTAAGGGGTAACGTTGCTTTCAGTCAAGCTAACCAGGCATTTGCTGTTGCTAACACATCTGGCGCTGAAGCTGAAGGTGCCTTCTTAAGAAGTAACGTCACATTTGCTCATGCTAATGCTGCTTTCTTACAGGCTAATCAGGCTTTTGCGAAGGCTAACGCTGCTAACGTACTTGCATATAACGCATCACTATCTACGGTTAAAGCCACAAATCTTGATGGTGGTGCTACAGGACAAATTGCTTATCAGACAGCAGCAGATACTACAGGCTTCTTAAGTGCCGGCACGTATGGTAAAGTATTAAAATCTTCTGGATCAGGTGTTGCTCCTATTTGGGATACAGTTCCAACTTATGCAGATAGTTATACTCTTTTCGGAACATCAGGTATTTCTGGAACTGCAACTGAAGTAAGTGGCTTAAATGCAACTTATGTGGAATATGCTGTGCCAACATGGGCAAGAAAAATTACAATCTTACTTAATCAACTTGCTCCTGATGGAACAGGAAATGATATTGGTATTAGACTGGGCGATTCAGGAGGCATTGAGACAACAGGATATGTTGCTGGTTCAGCAATATTGACTGGCGGTATAGGTAATTATCACGCAACATTTACTAATGGATTTTTCATTAACGCATATACTTATGGAATAACTTATACAGGATCTATAGTTCTTACCAGAATGGGCGGTGAAACAACTTGGATATGTTCTGGTGTTTTGACTGATGATGGTACCGGCACTATGATGTTAATATCAGGAAGAAAAACTCTATCGGGCAATATTACTACGGTGAGAATCCTTGCTGAAGGTGGTACAACATTTGATATTTTAGGCGGTTTTTCAGTAGCATATGAATAAAAGGAAAAAATATGGAAGATCAAGATAAAATAAATTATGAAAATAATTTAAATAAAGTACGCAATCGTAGAAATTTTTTGTTAAGCGAAAGCGATCTATACGTTCTTTCTGATAGATGGGATTGGTATACTCAAGATCAAAAAGATGCCTGGAAAAAATATCGTCAAGATTTAAGAGATATGCCTGAAACTTTTTCTAAAAATCCAAGTTGGCCTCCAACTTGGCCAACAAAACCGGAATAACAAATGGCAACTTTTGAAGAACTCTATATTGATCAAGGCACAGACTACTCTAAGAAGATAGTTCTTAGAGACGAGTCAACAAACTCATTGATCAATGTGTCGGGCTATACTGTTCGCAGTCAAATGCGTAGATCATTCTATTCAACGAATGCTTCCGCAAATATCACTTGCACGATAACAGATGGAGCAAATGGAGAGATTACACTTTCACTTACTCCAAATGTTACATCAAACATTAAAGCTGGTAGATATATCTATGATGTTGAAACTGTAGATGCTAACAACATTACTACTCGTATTCGTGAAGGTATCATCAACATTTATCCAGAGATCACACGATAATGCCAGGCGCACATAGAGATACAGATAGCAGATTTTGTGGAGCAAAGACTAAAGCTGGTGGGCAAGGAACTGTAAGAGTAAACGGTCTTCTTTGGGCAGTAGAAGGCGATGTTGACACTCACTGCGATCAAGGATCATTAAGTGCAGTTTATGGCGCACTAAACGTTCGCATCGAAGGGAAACTCGTTATTTGTGCAATGGGAGACATGGCTGCTCCAGATAAGCTAGGTTGCTTCATCAAACATCCAACAGGTGCTACAAATCCAAAAGGACATTCAAACGATGTGATCGTATACGGAGGAGCTGCTGGCGGCGGTTCATGACTTGGTATTTCAATGAGATTGTTCGCTCAGGCAACTCACAGGCAAGAATCAAGAACTATTATCCAGACACAGGGTTAATAGTTCTTTATGATATAAAGGGAGTCATAGAAGCTGGCTCAACCATTGTTGGTGATGAATCTGGAACAACAACAACTTTAACGAATTTTGTTATTGCAAGAGAGTTTGATTTAGGATATGAACCAGATTATTGGGACTATATACTAGAGAATGGAATTTATGACGATAGTGGCGACTTCATTGCCCTTGATGCTCACTTCACAGGCAAACCAAGTCAAGATTATCAGACAACTTATTGGATTGTATTAGGTTAATGGCAGTAGCAATTTCAAATTTAACGGCTTATTGGGCAACATCAGCCAGCAGTGTGAATACTGCTATCAAAATGAATGCCAATGATGTTGTATCAGCGGCAAATTCTAAGTTACTAGATTTACAAGTCAATGATGTTTCTAAGTTTGTTGTATTTAAAAGCGGAAACACTGTTGCAAACGGAATTATAGTAGCAAATTCGTTTGTTACATCTGGCGGAATAAATCTCATCTCTGCTATTCAAACTATCAATGTTGGCAGTGGTGATATCGGTCCTGCCTTCTTTCAAGCCAATCAAGCGTTTTCTCAAGCTAATCAGGCTTTTGCTGCCGCCAACTCATCTTCTCCTCAATCAATTGGCGATGCGTTTGGTCAAGCCAACCTTGCGTTTGCCAAAGCCAATGCAGCTAATGTTCTAGCATTTAACACAGGTGCAGGCGCTAATGCATGGACTAATACTGTTTATGGCTTTATCAACACATACACTCAAACCGTAGGTACCGCTGGTAATGCTTATGCGAGAGAAGTTGGCACAGCAGGTAATGTTTATGCGAGAACAGTCGGTACAGCAGGTAACGTTTATGCAAGAGAAGTTGGCACTGCTGGAAATACATATACTCAGACTGTCGGCGCTGCATCAAATAGCTATGCAGACTCTCTATTTGCATCATCAGGCGGATCAGCAGGACAAGCATTTAATAAAGCTAACACTGCCAACATTACAGCCGATCAAGCATTTAATAGAGCTAACGCAGCCAACGTTCTAGCTTTTAACTCTGCCGCAGGGGCTAATGCATGGACTAATACTGTTTATGGATTCATCAATACATATACTCAAACAGTTGGTACTGCTGGAAATACTTATGCTCAGAGCGTTGGTGCAGCATCTAATCTACTAGTTGGTGCTGCTTTCTTTCAAGCTAATCAAGCCTTTGCTGTTGCTAATACTTCTGGCGCTGAAGCTGAAGGTGCCTTCTTCCAAGCTAATCAAGCATTTAATACTGCCAATACAGCGGCAGCAAACGCTTTAGGTGCGTTTACAAGATCAAATGTTGCATGGTTTCATGCTAATGCTGCCTTCTTCCAGGCAAATCAAGCTTTTGCTGAAGCCAACACTGCTGAAACATCAGCTTCGGCAGCATTCAATAAAGCTAATTCCGCCAATGTTCTAGCGTTCAATAGTGCTGCTGGTGCTAACGCATGGACCAATGCTGTTTATGGATTTACTAATACTTACATACAAACAGTAGGTGCTGCATCTAATCTATTAGTTGGCGCTGCTTACTCTCAAGCCAATCAAGCGTTCAACACCGCAAATACAGCGGCAGCAAACGCTCTAGGCGCTTTCTCTAGATCAAATATAACATTTACTCATGCCAATGCTGCTTTCTCACAAGCTAATCAAGCTTTTGCTGTTGCTAATACTGCTGGCGCTGAAGCTGAAGGTGCCTTCTTCCAAGCTAACCAGGCTTTTGCACTAGCCAATGCTGCTAACGTTCTTGCGTTCAATGCTTTGCCAAAAACTGGCGGCACTATAACTGGTAATGTTTCTATAGTTGGAAATCTTTTCATATCAGGCAATAGTCAGTTTCAAAATGTAACTACATTGTCTATTGGTGATCCACTAATCTATCTGGCCGCAAATAACTATTCTTCTGATATTGTAGATATCGGTTTTATTGCAAATTATGTAAACTCCACTGGTTCTAATGTTCATACGGGTCTATATCGTGAACATGAAAACAAGATGTATTACTTGTTCCAAGGATACGATAAAGAACCTGTTGATAATCATATTGGAGCGTTATCTAACAATATGACATTGGCTGTTCTTAACGCAGATTTGATCACATCAAATCTTGTATTAGGCGGCATAAACGCTATATCTTGGATATCAGGAGCATTTACAAGAGCTAACACTGCCAATATTACGGCCGATCAAGCATTTAATAGAGCTAACGCAGCCAACGTTCTAGCATTCAATAGTGCCGCTGGCGCCAATGCTTGGGTTAATACAGTTTATGGATTTACTAATACTTACATACAAACAGTTGGTACTGCATCTAATGTCTGGTCTAACACAATCGGTGTATATGCAAATGCTTATGCAAACGTTATTGGAACAAGATCAAATAACTATGCTCTATCTATTGTTGGTCCAGCATTCAATCAGGCCAATTCTGCTAATGTTCTAGCATTCAATAGTGCTGCTGGCGCCAATGCTTGGGTTAACACAGTATATGGATTTACTAACACATATACACAAACAGTAGGTGCAGCAAGTAATTCACTGGCGGTAGCGGCATTCTCTCAAGCTAATCAAGCTTTTGCACAAGCAAACACATCTTCTCCACAAACAGTTGCAGATGCTTTTGGACAAGCCAATCAAGCTTTTGCTCAAGCCAATGCTGCTAACGTTCTAGCATTTAACAGTGCTGCTGGTGCTAATGCGTGGGCTAATACAATTGGTGTAAATGCCAATGCTTACGCAAATGTTATTGGAACAAGATCAAATAACTATGCTCTATCTATTGTTGGTCCAGCTTTTAATAAAGCTAATGACGCTAATGTTTTAGCATTTAACTCTGCCGCTGGTGCTAACGCATGGACTAACACTGTTTATGGATTTATCAACACTTATACACAAACTATAGGTGCATCATCTAATGCATGGACTAACACTGTTTATGGACTAAGTAATACGTTTACACATACTATTGGCGGCGCAGCTTTTGGTCAAGCCAACTTAGCTTTTGCTAGAGCCAATGGTAGTTTTAATCAGGCTAATCAAGCTTTTGCTTTAGCCAATGCCGCTAATGTTTTAGCATTTAATGCTTTACCTAAAACTGGTGGAACTGTTACAGGCGATCTTATTCTAACAGGCACCACTATTCTAATTAACAATTCGGCTGGCGCTGGTGGCACAGATGAAGGCGGTGAAATAAAACTTGCAAATCCTACATCAAATTCTATCCTTTCTGGTCCAATTGCTATTGACATTTATCAAAATAGGATTCGTTTCTTTGAAACAAATAGTCCTAATCGCGGAGCATTTATCAATCTAGCTTCTACTAGTGCTGGTGCTGCTACCGATCTTCTAGCGTCACCATCAGCAACAGATACAGTAGCTAGAAATTCGGCAGGTGCAGCATTTGATAAAGCCAATGCCGCTAACGTTCTAGCATTTAATGCCTTACCGAACACAAACGGCGCAGTATTTAATGGAACTTTAACTGCGAGTGCAAATCTTTCAGCAGATAAAATAATATCGACAAACAACGGCAATGGTGAAAACTTCAGACTTGGTGATGATGCTTGGATCGGCGATACAAATATTGCTAATGCTTTTCGTATTAAAGGTCAACAAAACGCATCAATTGGTTACGTTATATTTGGACCAAACGACGGCAAACTTTTAGGTCGTGATGGTACAGGCCCCCTAACATATGACGGCAACAATGTTTGGCACGCTGGTAATGATGGAACGTCTTCGGGTTTAGATGCCGATCTGCTTGATGGTCAACAAGGTTCATATTACGCCATAGCTACTGATAGTGCTAATGCATTCAATAAAGCCAATGGTGCCAACGTTTTAGCATTCAATAGTGCTGCTGGTGCCAATGCTTGGGCTAACACAATAGGCATATATGCAAATGCTTATGCAAACGTTATTGGAACAAGATCGAATAACTTTGCTCTTTCTCTTGGAACTCAGTTTGATAGTATCAACACTTATGTTTTGAACACAGGTACTGCTGTTAATGCTTATGCAAACGTTATTGGAACAAGATCAAATAACTATGCTCTATCCATTGTTGGTCCAGCATTTGATAAAGCCAACTCAACGACATACACATCAAATGTAGTAATTTCTGTTACTGATAACACTAATGCGGCACTAAGAATTACTCAGACAGGTACTGGTGATGCAGTAAGAGTGGAAGACAGTGCAAATCCAGATAGCACTCCATTCGTCATTACGGCAACAGGTGATGTTGGTATTGGTGTAACATCTCCCGATACAAAACTCGCAGTTGTAGGTAGTGGTCAAGGACTCAATTTTAATACTGCCGATAATCTTGGCGCATCAATTCTTGTTGGTGATAGCGGAACAGCAGCTCAAAATGGTGGTTCAATTGTATTCTCTGCATTTTCTGAAGCATGGAAATTTGCTGCTATTAAATCACATGTTTTAAATGGCACATCAAATACAGTAGGCGACATTTCTATTCTTACTCGTCGTGTCACGACAGATTCAACATTAACAGAAACAGCGAGATTTACATTTACAGGTAACGTTGGTATAGGAACAAATAATCCGCAATACAAACTTGACGTTTCTGGCGCAGTAAATGCTTCGGCCTTTCTAATTAATGGTATTCCTGCTCTTCCAAATACATCTGGCATTTCTTTTAATGGAAATCTAAATTTTCCAAATGGTAATGTATCTATCGGTTCAACCACATCAGAAGGTCTTCTAACTCTTAGAGGTTATACTGGAGGCACTGTAGGTTCTGTTGTCGATAATTTTACAAAAACTCTTGTTATCGGTGGCGCTTATAATCAACCTTATAATTCAGGCAATACAGTACTACTTCACATATTAGACTATGATAATGATACTGGTTCTGATGTTTATCCTGTCTACATTGAAGATGAAAACAACATTGTTGACTTTTTCATAAACGCAGGAAATAACGGAACAATTAGCACGAAAAAAGTATATGTTGGAGGAAATTTAGGTATTGGCATTACATCTCCAACATCTAAGTTGCATGTTTCTGGCACAGCAAATATTACCTCTTCACTAGAAGTATTAGGATCAAACATAACATCTGCAATTGCAGCAGGCAACACGTTTACACATACTATTGGTGGCGCAGCATTTTTCCAAGCTAATCAAGCCTTCGCTGATGCTAATACTGCTGAAACATGGGCAGCAGGAGCCTTCTTAAGAGGTAACGTTGCATGGCTTCATGCCAATGCAGCATTTTTCCAAGCTAATCAAGCCTTCGCTGATGCTAATACTGCTGAAACATGGGCAGCAGGAGCCTTCTTAAGAGGTAACGTTGCATGGCTTCATGCCAATGCAGCATTCTTTCAAGCAAATCAAGCCTTCGCTGATGCTAACACTGCTGAAACATGGGCAGCAGGAGCCTTCTTAAGAGGTAACGTAGCGTTTAGTCAAGCAAATCAGGCATTTGCTGTTGCGAATGCGGCACTACCTTCTTCATCGTATACAGCAGCAGATGTTTTAAGCAAATTATTGACTGTTGATGGTACAGGATCATTATTAGATGCCGATCAGCTGGACGGTTGGCATCAATCACAACTTGGAGGAAAACAGTTAACAGCCGCTTCTGTAGGAACAGGTACTACGGCAGATTATAGTTGGGTTACTGCAGGATCTATAGATTGGTTAGGGCCGGCACCTGTTCATCTTAGTGTTATGCTTAGAGGTCTGAGTCATGGCGCAGCAACTTCTCAGCCACTTAGGATTCAGTTTTCGGATGATAAGGGTGTAACGTTTACGACAGCAATAAACATTTCTCCGCCTGTTGCGGCTTCTACAGCATTAAACGGACACATACTTGTTTACAGACCATCTGCAACAACATCAACTAAAGTTATAGTATGGAATACAAGCCCACAAGATCGTTCTAGTTCAAACGTAGGAACATGGGAACTTCCAGGCGCTGGCGGTACGGCAGCATTGACTAATGTAAGATTTGGTTTTGCTTCTGGTAACTTTGACGCAGGAACAGTTTATGTTTATGCTTATAGTTAAGGAATAAAAATGACAAAATACTTTCACACTGTAATTACATTAGATGGAGTTTTTGAAGTTCCTTTTACTCAAGAAGAAGCGACTGAAAGAGAATTACAAGAATTTCATGCTACTTGGGCAGGTCTAAGATTTGAAAGAGATCAGAAGCTACAAGAAACTGACGTTTTGGTCTTGCCTGATCGTTGGATGAGATATACTCCAGAAAAACAACAAGCTATATCAGATTATCGTCAGGCACTCAGAGATTTACCAGAAACAGTGGATGACCCATTCAATTTTACATGGCCAGAACCACCTAACATATAAATACTCTATAAAGAGGTAAAAAAATGGCTATACCAGCAAGCAGAGAACAACACAAAGATTGGTGCCTAAGACAATTGGGTCATCCAGTTATTCAGATCAACGTTGATGATGATCAAGTTGATGACTGTGTAGACATGTCTCTACAATACTTTCAAGATTTTCATTTTGATGGAGTAGAACGTTGGTATCTTAAGCATAAACTTACTGCCGAAAACATTACCAATCAATACATTCCAATTACAGAAAACATCATTGGTGTAAATAGAGTTTTTCCTGTAAGCACGACTAATGCCACGATCAATATGTTTGACTTGCGCTATCAGTTGCGCCTACATGAACTGTATGACTTTACATCCACATCATATGTCAACTATGTTTTGACGATGCAGCACATTCGCACACTGGACTTGCTATTTTCTGGTGAACAACCAATTCGCTTCAACCGTCACACCGACAAGCTATATTTGGACATGAACTGGGCAATGGTTCAGCCAGACGAGTGGCTAGTTATTGAAGGTTTCATAATAGTCGATCCTGACACATATACCGATGTATGGAATGATAGAATGCTCAAGCGTCTGACAACTTCTTATATCAAGAGAGTTTGGGGCAACAATATGAAGAAGTTTGGCGGTATGCAGTTGCCTGGCGGTATTACTATGAACGGTCAGCAAATCTATGATGAAGCTGTTGCCGAGATTAAAGAAATAGAAGACTTAATCCGTAACACATACGAAGAACCACCTCAGTTTCTTCTTGGATAAGACATGGCAACCTCAAATTATTTCAACAATTTTAATCCAGCAACGACAAACGAAAATCTTTTACTAGAGGATTTGATTGTTGAATCTATTCAAATCATGGGACATGACGTTCAGTATCTTCCTAGAGAAGTATATGATTCTGCTGATGATGTATTAGGCGAGAGTGTCAACGCCAAATTTAGTCGTGCATACAGAATGGAAATGTATCTAGCCAACGTTGAAGGTTATGAAGGCGACGGCGACTTCTTCTCTAAGTTCGGTCTAGAAATTCGTGATACATCAAACTTTGTTATTTCTCGTAGAACGTTTGAAAGATATGTTCCAAAAACTATCGCTATCAGACCTCGCGAAGGTGATCTGATCTATGTTCCTTTGTTAGCTAAAATTTTTGAAATCAAGTTCGTTGAAGAAGAACTGCTATTCTTCTCACTAGGCAAGCGTAATCCTTATATATATGAATTGCGCTGTGAAGTCTTCCGTTATAGCAACGAAGACTTTGAGACAGGAGATGATGCAATTGACGCGATTGAACATTCTTCTGGATATACCATTCAGCTTACATTTGGCAGCGGATCTGGCAATTACATTCTTGACGAAAATGTTTATCAGGGAGCAAATCTTGCTTATGCTACAGTGGTTGCCGAAGTCAAGCATTGGATTCCAGAAAACAAGATTTTGGAAGTTGTAAACATCAAGGGAGCATTTAGTAATACTCTACCTGTTATTGGCGTCACATCAAACACTCGTTATACTCTAACAAGCAGTGATGATTTGGCAGACTTAGTTGATTATGATGATAGTGATAACAGAGTTATTCAAAATGAGGCCGCTACATTTATTGATTTGAGTGAAATTAATCCATTTGGAGTTCCATAATGCTATCAAGTCAATACTTTTATCATCAGCTAACTCGTAAGTATGTTATTCTTTTTGGTAATATGTTCAATACTATTACCGTAATGAGAAAGAACAAGGAAACTGGCAGTGAAATAGAACGCTTTAAAGTGCCTATCGTATATGCTCCAAAAGAAAAGTACTTTTCACGACTAAGAGCGGATCCTGATTTGAACAGACCTATTCAGGTTTTGCTTCCTCGCATGTCGTTTGAACTTGTTGGCTTTCAATACGATGCTACCAGAAAACAAAACTCTCTAATAAGAAATAGTAGTGCAAACACTTCAAGCAAGTTTGCAACTCAATACATGGGTGTACCATACAATCTATCTTTTGATCTTCAAATCTATGCTCGTAATGTAGATGATGGTACCCATATTATTGAGCAGATTTTACCTTATTTTGCTCCTGGTTATACAATCACGGCCAATGTTATTCCTGAGATGGATTTCCTCAAAGACATTCCTATTGTTTTGAACAACGTAACAAACACTATTGAACATGAAGGTAACTTTGACTCTGTTAGATATGTTTCATGGACACTCAACTTTACAATGAAAGCATACTATTTTG